CAATTTGTAAAGGAGTCGTGATGCTTTGCAATACTTGTACAAATCCAACTCATTGTGTAAATCTTGGGCATTGCGGTATGCGTATTAGTACACAAGCAACTGTTCATGTGTCTGCCCTTGATAAACAAGAGTCAGGTAATCACTACAAAGACAAAGGCATCCAGCCTATCGTTTACATTCACGCCAACAATCTAGGTTTTTGTGCCGGGAACGTAGTGAAATATGTTACTAGGTACAAAACCAAAGGCGGCGCTGCTGACATACGCAAAGCCATTCACTACTTAGAGTTATTGCTTGAGTTGGAATATCAAGACAAGACTTCCAGCACATGATTGATGTGCTTGAGTCGGTCATCTAAACCGATTGTGCCGCCATTGATCTTCTTAGTCATGGCGACATAATCTTTTGCATCGGCCTCTTTGTTTAGGCCACGCTTATTCCAAAACCATGCCGCTGAAAGTGCTGCGTATTTTGGCGACAACAAAAGGTCAGGCGAATGAATGAAATCTTGCTGCAAAGCATCACCACAGAGAGTGTAGTTGTCCTTGCCAGTAAGCTGGATCAAGCCACGGCCTTTGTAGAGGCTACCTTCCTCAGTTTCTTCGGTTCCGTTCCCCATACGACCACCGTATACCTTGTTTGCGATCTTGTCGGGATTGCGGTGATACGGTTGTGCTGCCTCAAGATTAGGAAATCTGCTAGGCCAGACACGGCACAGGGCTTCCGCTGAGTAATTCAAGTTTTCTTGCAGAGTCTTAAAGTTGCCTGATTCGTGAGCGCATTGACCAATAAAAGCAGCTATACGCAGTGGCGTGTTGATTTCATAGCGTTGCATAGCCTCATTCAAAGGCTCTAGCCAATCGTCATCAATGTGCAATTCTTTAATTTGTTCAGCAGTAATCACTTAGATGCTCCAGATTTAGAAAGCAAATCGGTCTTGGCTTGTGAACCAGCAGACGATCCAAAATAGTAGGCAATGATGCCCGTCCACGCAGTACCCAAGCTGCCAAGCATCATCAAGATAGCAGGGTTGCTGCTGTCAATTTGGTTGAAAAACATCATTACCATAATGCCAAAGAAGCCTATAGTCACAGCGCCAGCCAAGATAGGTGGCATCATGCTTCTGGTGGTAGCTTGCATCTCCCGTGCTGACTTGCGGTCTTCCACTTCTAGCTTTTCAAAGTTAAGGCCAAGTTCTTGCGCTTGCTTTTGAAGTTCAATTTCAGCAATTTTGACCTGTGCGATTTGTTCTGCCGACAGCTTGTTGTTGCTAATCATGTCGCCAACCTTGTCAGGGTCAACGCCAATAGCTTTTGAGATAGCCGACACAGCCATACCCGCTAGTGGGCCACCCATTGCAGTAGCGATGGTAGGTGCGATTTGTTTAAGCCAATCCATATCAATTACCCCTTTTGGTTAGCATGGCGCTGGCGATCTCCAGCATGAATTTTACTTGTTGAATGTCTTGCGGTGGCTCTGCCCACCCGACCGTGACCTGTCCAACAAACCGATGCGAGTCTGGCGGCACGCTCACCCGGCAGGTGAACGTCACGCCCTTTTCGATGTACCACAGGCCCACCTCATAGCGGTACTCGCTACACGGAATCTCGTTGGTCATCAGCTTGACCACATCAGAGTTGTTGGCCGTGTTCTGACTGAACAGCCCCACATCAATGTCTTCAATCGTCTTGTCGCGCCCGTCCTTGGTGTAGGCTTTGTACAGCACCCGGCTGTTGAACAGCGGGTTAACCTTAAACACAGCCACCACGGTTGCGCCCGTCTTTTTGAGCAGCATGGAACTGGCATCATCGGCCCTTGCAGCGTTGATCTCTGGCAGCTTCTTTGATTCCTTGTACGCATCAAACATGAAGGTCTGGTTCTGCCACAGGAAGTACCCAGCAAAGGCCACCACGCCCATCACAAGGATGGCAAACAGCTTGAACGGGCTGTCTACATACCCAAGAACTTTATCAATGATGGATGCTGGTTTATCGCTCATCGCAGGTGCTTCATGTAAAGAACAATGCCGCCGACCAGAAGGCCCGTAAGCACGATTACTCCCAATCCGATGGCTATGTATTCAACCATGTCCTCAAGCTGTTGCTGCCGCCTTTTTGCTTCTCTAGCGGCTTCTTCCTTGGCTTCCCTGCGCCTACGGGCAGCAGCGGCTTGGAACTTCTGCCAGTCTTGCCACATGCCGGGTCTGCCCTCGTAGACCATCCGTTCACGCAGCTCCACTTCTTGCGCGTTCAGTTGCTCCAGCGCCATGAATTCTTCCATGTCGCTGCCGCCACCCTTCTTGGTGGCTCTTTCTTGAATCACTGCTTTGTTGTCGAAGTAGTCGAACACCCGTGAGCCGAGCGCAGACAGTTCTTTGCCGTTAGCCAGAGCGCCTTTGATGACTGCAAAAGCAGCGTTAGCAGCAGCAAGTTCGGCAATCATCGCAACACCTCAATAAACACCTTGGCGCACCAGACCACCAGCCCACAAAGAAGGGCCGCAGCGATGAAGCTAACGGCCCAGTCTTTCATTTGAGAATCCACACCGCAGAAAAAATCGTCCCTGCCATAGAAATAATCATCAAGCCAGCAGTCTGCAACATGATGGTTTCAATGCGTTTAAGCCTAGCATTGATCTGCTCGTACCTGATCGCACAAACTTCTTCGTGAGTTGACAGTCGAGCGTCTGTTTTGTCTACGGTGCTCATTTCATCCATTCCTTATTGGCAAGTAATCTGGGGTCTTCGGGCTTGAATTTTAAAGCCTCGTCCAGTTCTTGTCTTGCTTTATCCTTATGGCCTAGATGCCACGCCGCAATGCTGCACAGGTCGTGCGGCTTGTCAGACCATGCAGCGGGGTCCATTGTATAGACCTCCAGCTTTTCCTTAATTTTCAGCGCCCTGTTTGCTGCAAAGTAACAAGTCTCCCAATCATGGGTGTTGTAGCAGAACATTGCGTAATCCACCCACGGCTCACGGGTGTTGGGTTCTTCAAGGCAAGCGCCCTGATACCACTTTTCAGCTTCTTTGATCTCGCCTAGGCTTTCGTGTGACTTGCCAAGCAGCCTCATGGCGTAGCATCGCTCATGGCTCCAACTTGCCTGTGGCATTGTCAGGTACTTCTTGAGCGCAGGGATGGCCTCTCTCCACTGAGAATAAAACGTCAATTCTCTAGCGTAGTAAAAAGCATTTCTGTGGCAGTACGGGTCTTCCTTGACCGCCAACTCAAGCAAGGGCAAATACTGGCTGCGTGACTTTGTTTCGTCAGGATGGTGACTGACAAGCAGCATATCCGTGTGTGCGTACACCTCGGGGATTCTGTTGTCAGCCCGAATGTACTCATGGATTGGGTGATGCCAGTGGTAGCCGTAGCGATGGTGAATCTTCTCGCTGTAAAACACGACCCCATTGCTCCAATCAAACTTGTAGCGCAGACGGGTTGTGTCGGTTGCCCAAACACGCTCAATCTCTTTTCTCCAACCCGGCTCTAGCACTTCGTCTAGGTCTAGCGAAATGCAGATGTCGATGTCAGGTGGCAGCAACGCAAGGGCAGCATCTCTGGCCCTGTCAAAGCGCCAAGGCTTTACGCATATCTCAAAGACTCTAGCGCCAGCGTTCATCGCCAACTGAATCGTGTCATCAGTTGAGCCTGTGTCGGCAATGACAATCAGGTCAGCATCTTTGGCTGAAGCACAGAATCGTTTGACAAAATGCGCTTCGTTTTTGCTGATGGCATAAACAGCTATTTTCATGCTTAACAGTCTACAGCGTCCTCAAAGCCGACTTGCAGCTTCAGGTCGGCATACAAACCGTCCATCAAGTTGCCTTGTGGAGTAGCGCAGTAGAAAGCGTGTTGCGCCACTTCCTGCGCGTTTGCTTCCCGAGCATCAGCATTGGCAGACACAGACACTTGGTATTGCACCTGATCTTTGTTGCCAAAGATGTTGGTGATACGGGCATAGGCGTCTGTGAATGGAACGCCTACGTTGCTTGTGGAGATAGAGATTTTCAGAGCCATGATGTTTTCTTTAATAAGTCATTTCCGTTGTACGAATTTGAGCAACCCACCGAATTGTAGTTGCCGCTGCGCCTGTCACTGTGATTGCTAAACCGCCATTGGTTGTGTCAGCAGTCACTGCAATAGACCAAGTTGCCGCACCAGTGTCTGCGTATAAAGAAGTCGCGGTTGGTGTGCCAACAAGTGCTGTAGAAGCGGCGCTAGCACCACGTTTAATAACACCTTCAACGTACCAGCCTTTTGTATCACCTGCACCAGTAACACCTGCAATAACTTCACCACGGAAATAGTAAGCAGAGTTGTTGGGTAGGATTACTTGGTTGGTTGTCGTAGCGGCATTTGTGTTGCTTGTTAAAACTGTTGCGGTTGCGTCTGTGGTTTGGCGACCTAAAACTAACATTGCTGATTGAGAAACA